TCTTTGTTCTGCTGATTTGCCTGCTACCGATCACGGCCCATGGGCAAACGGTGCTCCCGAGGACGTGGAAGTGCTCTTTATCAGCCCTCGTGGCGGCGCTTACTGAATGCCAGGCGGTGCCAACAAATGCAGCCGATCGCCATATTTTGACCGATATCATTGTCCAGACCACGACGGCGACGGCGGGGGACTATTCGATCCAAACCGGCACCGGGACGAATTGCGCAACGGGGACGGCTGCTCTGTTCCCCTCTACTGGCGTCAACAGCCGGTTCAAGGCGCCAATCGCAGCCAATCCGGCAGCGGTAATCAGTTTAAGGACATTCTTGGCTGCTCCAGCCGGCGCGGCGGTTTGTGTCATCGGTACGGGTACCAACACAATTAATATTGAATTGATTGGGATAATTGCCAGATGAAAACTCTCCGCATGGATGTCTGTCACCGGGACGAATTCGGCGAAACGTGGCTGGGCCAGATCGTCCAACGTCCCGATCCTACCGCTGAGCTTTATGTCGCCAAGGGCTACGCCATCGTTATTGACGATATTGCGCCCGCGCGCGCCGAGCCCGCAGACGAGACGAAGATCGAAACCGCCGAAAGCGAAATGCCGGACCATGAGACGGCGGAACTAAATGTCGGCTTGACCACCAATAGCCTCAAACCGCGCGGGCGGCCGAGAACGAGAGTTCCATGAAGGGTGTCCTTGAACTAACAACAGCGCCGACGATTGAGCCGGTAAGCCTGGATGAAGTCAAGGCACATTCGCGCATCGCCAGCAGCGCCGACTATGACGACGTGTTGATTAAAGACAAAATCACGGCTGTCCGGCAGATGATCGAGGCGAATTACAGCATTGCCTGCGTCACTCAGACGTGGAAGTTGCGGCTGGAGCAGTTTCCCTGCAACGACATTGAGATCGAAAAGAGGCCGGTCCAGTCGATTACCAGCGTGAAATATCTGGACGCCAGCGCCGTGTTACAAACTATTACATCGACCGACTACATTACCGATCTGAAGCATCGCCCGCCTCGCATCGTGCTCGCGCCTGGCAAGAGCTGGCCCAGCGTCCCCAATATCCGCCCGGACGCCGTCGTGATCGAATTCAAAGCCGGCTATGGCGACACGGCGGCCACGGTGCCGGCCAATATTCGGAATTTTATCTTGATCAAGATTGCCGACTTTTACGAGCAGCGCGAGAGCTTCAATCAGAATAAACTACAGTTGGTAGACTTTACCGAAGGACTCATTGCGTCGGAAAGGCTTTACAACCTGTGAACGCCGGCCGTTTACGAGACTTTATCAAGGTGCAGCAGCGCAGCGAGACGCAAGATGAGTACGGCCAGCCTGTTGACACATGGACCGATCTATTTGCCGACTACGCTGAGGTCATCCGGCTTGGCGGGCGAGAGTTTTTCTCCCAGGCGCGCGTTGCGGCCGATGTCGATACGCGGGTGACGATCCGCTACCGCGCCGGGATCAAGGCCAAGCAACGGATCATGTTTGAAGGGACTACCTTCGATATTCAGTCGGTATTGCCGGATCAAAAGCGGACTCAAGTCGAGATTTATTGCAAAGAAGTGAATTGAGCGATGCTAACCAGTCCAACAATTCAGCGCCGCGGCTCAAGCGGGGTCGTTTTCAAAGCCGAACTGAAGGGGCTGGCCGAGCTCACGCGAAAATTGCAAGGGCGGATCAGACGCCTGGAGCAAAGCGTCCTGCGCAAGGCCCTTCAAGCCTACGCCGAGCCGATCCGGGCGCACGCCGAGCAACTAGCGCGCGCCAATATCTCGCAGCGCATGAAAGTGATCACCAAGATTAAGATCCGCGGCTCAGTGGGCCAAGTCTTTATCGGGCCGTCCAAAGAGGTATTCGACGCCGGCGAATCCACCGCGTCGTTTGCCAACATCGGCTATTGGTTCGAGTTCGGCTACGAGATTCGCGCGACACGCAAGGGGCCATCCTTGCACCATGTCGGCTCAAAGCCATTTTTGACGCCGGCCTGGCAAGCGCAAAAGGAACGCGCCATGGCGGCATTCGAACAAGTCATGCGGGATAACCTAGAGCAAAACGTTGAAGGGCTGGCGGCGTGAGACTGGAAGAAGCGATCGTGACTCAGCTTAAAAATCATACACCGCTCGCGGCTCTCGTCGGGACACGGATTTACCCGATCACCTATCCGCAGAACGCGACGCTGCCGGTGGTCACTTACCAACGGACCGCCAAGACGCCGGAATATTCCCATGATGGTGAGGCCGGCGTGGCCGAGTCGCGCTTTCAGATCTCCAGCTTTGCCACCAGTTTTGCGCAAGTGCGCGACGTGGCGAGCGCGGTCAAGGGCGCGCTGCGTCCATGGATGGCCGGCGCCGGCGGCGAGTTCGACGGCAAACGGACCACGGTATTTCTCGAAAGCGAATTCGATATGTATACCGCCGAGGACGCGGAGCAGCTAGCGGCCTATCACGTTCTCGGCGATTATCTATTCGTTTGCACAATGGAGGACGATTGAAATGGCTGTCAAAACTCTCAACGAAGCGACAGAGATCAGGGAATTGAATAAGGTGATGGCGCTGGCGCCGACGGCAAACAGTCTTGACGCCATCTTTATCGCGCCGTCGGTGGCGGCAGACGGGATAGAGTTCCTTCAGACCGGCCGGGAAATCGTCCTGATTCAGAATTCAGACCCGACAAATCCCTACGTATTCACGCTGGTATCGGTGGCCGACGAGCTCAACCGCACCGGCAATGTTGGACCCTACACGCTGCAAGCCGGCGAAATCGTCCCGATCCTTATCAATCCGAAGGGCTTTAAGTCGGCGTCGACCGGCAAGGTCCTGATCACCATGGACAACGCCGCGATCAAGGTCGCTGTCTGTCGTATCCCGAGCCAAGTGTAACGGGGCGCAACCGAGCTAATTGGAGGTAACAAATGGCTTCGTATGCACTACTCGCCAAGGGCAGCAGCCTAAAGCGCAAAAATCCAACAACTTCGCTCTACGAGGACGTGCCGCAATGCACGATCCTTAACGCTCCATCGATCACCCAGGACTTCGACGATATCACTAATCATAGCTCGGCCGGTGGATTCAAAGAGTATGTCGCCACACTACGCGACGGCGGCGAATTGTCGATCGAGGTGGTCTGGGATCCCATTAACGTCGCCATACACGGTACGATCTATGATGACGCTGTGGCCGAGCCGCTGCCGCTGCGCGATTGGAAGGTGCTTCTCCCTAACGGCACCAGCGGCTGGACATTCTCGGCATTTCTCACGAGCCCGAACATTCCGCTCGATTTTACCAAGGCGATCCGGGCAGCGTTCACCTTGCGGATATCCGGGCAGCCGGTGCGGGTCCCCTAAATGAATGCTATTGAACCGATCGAGATCGAGCTCGACCGCAAGCGCCACATGCTGCTTACGCTCGGCTCGCTGCGCAAGGTGGAGAATTTCGTCAATCGCGAACGGCCAGCGGCCGATCGGGTATCGATCTTCAAGCTGATTCAGTCCGAGATCCAGGGCATCGAGCAGCTATCGCTGACCGCCGACACGATGCTTCTCATACTCTGGGCGTCGTTGCTCCACGAGGACCCGGAATTGACCCAGGATCAGGTCGGCGACATGGTGACGGACTTACACGAGGTCATGTTTGCCGTCGGCGGCTGTCTACGGGGATTTTTCTCAAGCGGCGGCGATAGCGACCCTATCGTCGAGGGTGAGGAAAAAAAAGCACAGGAGCTACCGAATGGCCTAAGCTCTGGGCCTTTGCCATCGTCGAGCTTGGGCTAACGGCAGACTCGTTTTGGAACATTACGCCAATAGAGTTTCGTGCCTTGACTCAGCAATGGACCGAAAAACAGAATCGACTCGCCGCGCCGACGGCGGAATTGACCGCGACAGTGATAAATATGTTCCGGGACAAAAACTCAAAGCCGGTCGATCCCGCAGACCTTCTCCCGTTTAAACCCCCTCCGATAGTTCTCACCGAAGCCGAAAGCGAAGCGGCCCTAGACCGCTTCTTCGGCGCTTATCTCAAGAAGCAAGGGGTGACCAATGGCGCAAGCTAGAGGAACTGTGGGCTCGTTGCTCGTACAAATGCGAGCTGACCTCGGACAACTCCGTTTCGATGTCAAGGAAATGGAGAATGTCTTCAAGACCAGTTTCGGCGGCATCCAATCGATGGCCGCCAACTTCGGCCGTGGGCTCGCCAGCACCTTGGGCGTCGGCTTTTCAGTCGGCGCGGTCGTTACCTTCGGCAAGAGCATTATGACTTTAGCCGGACAGCTCCAGGACTTGGAGGATCAGACCGGCATCAGCGCGCAACTGTTGTCAGGGATGAATTCTCTATTTCAGGAGACCGGAACGAGCGCGCAAGCCTTCGCCAAAGGCATTTTTACCGCACAACGTAATCTGGGTCAGATCAACTCCGGGAGCGATCAAGCCGCGGTTGCCGTGAAAGCGTTGGGTCTCAATCTCGACGAGCTGCGCAACGCGACCCCTGACCGTTTCCTGGAACAGCTCGCCGCCGCCATGGCGAAGATCGACAATCCCGTGCAAAGGGCGGCGCTGGGCGCGCAGGTGCTCGGCCGCCAGTTTCAAGAGCTCGCGCCGGCCCTGGCTGCTGCGGCCGGTAGGCTGGAGGAATTCAAGCGCCAAGGCATGAATGCTGCCGATATCAAATTACTCGACGAAGCCGGTGACGCCTGGACGCGATTTAGCAATACCTTGATGATTGCTGCCGCTGGACCCTTCGCCAGTGTCATCAAAAGTCTTGAAGACATTTATCAATTAGTATCCGACAACATCCGGCTGTGGTCGCTGTTTCGCAGCAGCGGCGGCCTTGGCGCGATAATGGGCGGTGTCGCGGATCAAGTTGGTGCCGCTGGACAAGGGGGAGTGCTCAAAGGTTCGCTTAAACCCAAACCACGATCACCCTTTATTCCGCTTCCTGATACGGCCGCCCAGAAGAAAGCCGCCGATGAGTTGAAGAAGATCATGGAGGACGCGGCCAAGGCATTTGCGGACGGCCTTGAAGAGACGCAGAAGGCGGCAGAGGCCGCCGGCAGGGACATGATCGATGTCTTTAGGGCCTTGCGCAAAGAGGAGTTGACACCGACCGAAGAGAAGATCGCCGACATCAACGCCAAGTTCGACGAGTTGAGAGGAAAATTAGTTGACGCGGCGACGGTTACCGGGCAAGCGGGCAGGCCGGGCATTACAAAACGATTGGACGACTTGGAATTCTTCAGCCGTCAAGCGCAGCTAGTTTTAAGCACGCCGACCACCGGCGCGGACACCTTGGACGCCGAGTATGCCGATCTACAGGATAGCATCGAGGGAGTAAACAAGGCGCTTGCCGACTTGAAAGCCAGTGAGATGACGATGGCGCAATTCTCGCTGGCACTTGGCAACGCCACCGGCGATCTGTCCGATAAACTATCGGTGCAGCGTCAACGGATCGCGCTGTTGATCGAGAAATACGGTGCGCTCAGTCCCGAAGTGCAGCAAGCGGTCTTGGACTTCAAGCGGCTTCAAGCCGAAATATCGCTGAAAGAAACCTTCTCCAAGATCGGCGATTCCATCAGCCGCGGGATAGACGACACGATCGAGGGCATCATCGAGGGGACGCAAACGCTATCCGAAGGCATGCGAAACATGCTGCGCAACATAGGGCTCAGTATCTCCCAGGGGCTCATGGAAACCATGGTATTGAAGCCGATCAAGGATATCGTCAGCGCGTTCATGGACGGTTTGTTAAGTGAATTCACAAAGGCGCTCACCGCGGATAACGACTGGGCAAAGCAACTCGGCTCGCAGTTCGGCCAATGGTTAAGGAGCGTTTTCTCTAATATCGAAAGTCCTAAGAGCGGCGGGAGCGGATTTAGCATCGCCGGCCTGTTCAGCGCACTATGGGGCGGCATCACCGGCATGTTTTCGCCGACGGTATCCCGTGCCAACGGCGGCATGATCCCATCGTTCGCCAGCGGCGGCCCGGTGCCGATCATCGCGCATGGCGGGGAGTTCGTGATGAATCGCAAGGCGGTGGATTCGATCGGCGCCAATACGCTGTCGAC